GATGGCGCTTCATGAATTAGCCAAAGTGCGAGCCCAGGGGAACCTGGGAACTGGTCGTGAAGTAAAGCGCGGAGCGATCAAGCCTGGAGCAAAAAAATCTGTCGTTAGCCAATCCAAGAAGCGTGCAGATGTAGCGCGTCAACAATCCAGGAAGACCGGTAAAACAGAAGATATCGCCGCCTTCCTTCTGACCAAAGGATAAGAAAATGGCAGTTAATTCAAATACAGTCGAAACCTTCGACGTCACCACGCTCCGCGAGGATCTTCAAGAAGCGTTAGAAATGGTATCTGCAACAGATGCCCCATTTATGTCTGCGATCGGCAAGCGCAGCGTCACAAACACTTTGTTTGAGTGGCCAGAAATCAGCCTGGCGGCTGTAAACGGCTCTAACCGTGTTGCGGAAGGGGAAGCAGCCCCAGGTAACGATGCAGCCACTCTACCTATACGTGTGCAAAACTACACACAAATTAGTGATAAAATGGTAGAGGTATCAGACACAGCGGAAGCCGTGAATGGTGCGTCAGACGCTCAGTCAATCGCAGAGCAAGTCGCCTTAAAGTTGAAAGAGCTTAAACGCGACATGGAAACCATGTTGACAGCCAACGTGGCAGCGGCAGCTGGCTCATCAGGCACGGCGCGCACGACAGCTGGCTTGGGTGCTTGGGTAAAAACCAACACCAACAAAGGCACCGGCGGTGCAGAGCCAACAACATCAGGATCTGGCAATGCCGGCTATCCTAATGCGGCCCGTACTGACGGTACCCTCAGAACAATCAGTGAAGCGATGATGAACGATGTCGTAAAGCAGTGCTGGGATGAGGGTGCAGAGCCAACTTTGATGATGGTTGGATCAGCGGTGAAGCAGAAGGTTTCTTCTACGTTCACCGGCAACTCAACTCGCTACAAATCAGCTGACGATGCCCGTCTGCAAGGTGCGATTGATGTGATCAGCACTGATTTTGGTGAAATTTCCCTTGTTCCCAATCGCTTTTCACGCGCACGCGATGCCTGGATCCTGGACCCCAATTACGCACAAATCGCGTATCTCCAGGAAACCAAGCAGCAAGACATTGCAAGGACCGGTCATGCTACTCGCAAGCTGATCAGCTGCGAGTATGGCTTGCAAGTGACTGAAAAAGGGCACGGCTTGATCGCTGACGTTCAAGGCTAAAACCAAAGGCGCCTGGGGCAACCTGGGCGCCTCTTTTCAACACTGAGGTTTTTTAATGTTTGTAAAAGAACAAGACGGCAAAGTTTACATCAAAACGACTGAAAATGCGCAGCCTATTTTAGACGCTGTTCAAGATCAGCGCGCCATGCATGCAGAGATACCTCGCTTTAAAGATCGCGCGCGCCTGGTCGGCACCATCCCTGGCACCCTGGCGGCTACCTGGGCGCTTGAGTGCAAGAGCGCACCAGGCACAAAAGAGTTTCTGGAATATGTAAAGAAAAAACTGCAATCGGGCGACTATTCAAAATTGATTGTGGAAGGCTACTAGATGGCAATTACCACTTATTCAGAATTACAAGCATCGATCAGCGATTGGTTAAACCGGTCGGATCTGACATCCCAGATCCCCGATTTTATCGCGCTGGCTGAAGCTGACATGAACCGGCGCATTCGTCACTGGCGCATGGAGCGGCGATCGACTGCGCTTTTAGATACACAATATTCTGCGCTTCCGAATGACTTTATAGAGCCCGTGAGGCTCTCAATTACCTCTGGTGACACTTACAAGCTGGAAGCTGAAAGCCAGGCGCAGCTGCTTGACAGACGAGCCCAGGCTGGGAATGCAACGGGGCTTCCGAAATACTATGCGCTTACTGGCGGCACTATCGAGGTTTTCCCAACGCCATCCAGCGAATACACCCTGGAAATGCTTTATGTGTCCAAACTGGAGCCGCTAACTTCGTCTAATACGTCAAATTGGATTTTGACGTATTATCCAGATTGCTATCTGTACGGCACTTTGCTGCACTCAGCGCCCTTTTTGGAACAAGATCAGCGGTTGACTGTTTGGAGCGCCCTCTACGAGCAATCGCTTCAATCGGTAAACAACGAAAATAACAATGCAAAATTCAGCGGCGCTGGGCTGCGAGTAAAAATTAGGAGTTATTAAAATGGCATCTTTCGTAAAAATAAACGACTTTGTTGCAAACGCCGTTGAAGGCATGAATTTGCAAACTGATACGCTTAAAATCGCGCTGTCTAATACAGCGCCAGGATCTGAAAGCCCCAATCCAACTACAGATGGCAATGGCATATTAGGCAATGTAACTGAAATTAGTTACAGCAACTTATCGTCGCGCACATTGACAACGAGTTCATCAAGCCAATCAAGTGGAACTTACAAGCTTGTTCTTGCTGATTTAACGCTTACTGCATCAGGCGGTAGTGTTGCTGCGTTTCGTTACGTCTATATTTATAATGACACTGTAACATCGCCAGCTGATCCGCTTATTGGTTACTATGACTATGGTTCAAGCTTAACGCTTAATGATGGCGATACATTTACTATCGACTTTAGTGCGTCAAACGGTGTTATTCAGCTTACCTAATAAGGAGTAGCTTATGGCTGTTCTTGTAAATAGGGCAAAGATGTCAACCAGCACAACTGGTACTGGCACAATTACGCTTGGCTCTGCGGAGGATGGATATCAAACCTTCGCAGATGCTGGCGTAGCAAACTCAGATGTAGTTCGTTACATTATAGAAGATGGCAGTAATTTTGAGATAGGCACAGGAACCTATACAAGCTCCGGCACGCTACTTTCACGAACGGTAAGCGAAAGCAGCAACTCAAATAACGCTATTAATCTTAGCGGATCTGCTACTGTATTTGTTGGCGCTACTGCACAGGATTTAAGCCCTTTGGGTGGCGGCTCTAATAAGGTTTTCTTTGAGAACGATACAAATGTAACTGCCGACTATACGATTACTGATGGCAAGAATGCTATGTCTGCTGGCCCCATTACAATAGATAGCGGCGTGACCGTGACAGTTGGTACTGGCGAAACATGGACGGTGGTTTAGATGGCATCAATTAAAATTCAAAGTAGTTCGTCAGGTGGTGGCAGCATAACGCTCACTGCGCCTACTACTTCTTCCAATAGAACGGTAACGCTTCCTGATGAAGATGTAACTTTGGGTGGTGGTGGCATAACGTACTTAGGAGCTTTAACACTTTCTGGTTCTAGCAGCACATTAAGCAATTTGACTTTAACCAGTTACAAATTTTTACGCTTAGATTTCATTGCGTGTAGAGTAAACTATAATAATGTTTGGATAGGTATTGGAGCTACTCAAAACCAAGGTGCAAGGGCTGTTTTTCTGCAAACTACTGGTGCGGGAATTTCTACTTACGGTGGTTTTTCCTCTACCAATATAGATTTGGCCACGGGCTACGCATACAGCACAACTACTAGAATGAGTAATATAAGCGCTTCCACAGGTGAAACAGCACAGGCTGCAACTGAGGCCCAATATTCAGGGGGTACAAGAGTATTTATAACAAATTCATCTACATCGGTGCCTATTTTAGCGCGTAGTGGTTACACTCTTGCGGCGGGTTCAGTTAAATTCTGGGGTATAAAATAATGGGACAATTATACGAAGAAACCATAGTTGATGCTGTAACTGGCGAAGTAACTATTAGACAATTTACCGCAGAAGAAATAGCGGAGTGCCAAGCGGAATGGCCTATTGCAATACGCGAAAGGCGTGACTTTTTGCTACAAAAAGAAGTTGATCCAATAGTTTCTAATACTTTAAGATGGGCTAATTTTACAGATGCACAACGTGCAGCGTGGGCACAATATAGAACAGATTTACTAAATGTTCCACAGCAATCTGGCTTTCCAACAAGCGTTACTTGGCCCACTAAACCGGAATAACAAATGACAAAATACCGTGTTATCTTTGATGATCCAGATGCTCTTGATGAGCCAACCAAGGTGCTTGTGCCTTCACAGAATTGGTTAGATGAAGCTATGGCTGGTAACTTGCCACCTATCTGGGTGTATTGGCAGCTACAAGATGATGAACAGCAAGCCATTAAAGAAGGGCGTCATAGCACGTTTAAACACGATCCAGAAAAACACGCTTTGCAATGGACTGCGCCTCGCATTGAGCCTCTTACGGAAGAGGAAGCTATGGAATATTTGTGTATGAAAGACTTGCCTCGCAAGTGCTGGGCAGAAGAACATAACCGTCCAATGTTTAAGATTGTGCGTACAAAGGAAGTGCCAAGCGATAGGCAGTTTCGCAATGCTTGGGAGATGGCAGCATGAGTACAATTAAAGTTGATACAATTAAAAATTCATCAGGGCAGAGCGAAATTAGTGTTACTACACTTAAAGCTGATACGATTCAAAATACAAGCGGCGCTAGTGTTATTAAGGTAGATACGCTGCAAACAACAACAAGCCAAGATATTGGCATGTGCCGTATGTTTTGCAACTGGTCAAATGTAGGAACCCCCAGCATTAGAAGGGGTATGAATGTTAGCTCTCTTACGGATATTACAACAAATACAACAGAAGTAAATATGACCAATG